TGGACATCTAACTTCTAATATTTTTAGGACACATGACTTCGCAGCCTTATTTATATCCCGGCCTCCTTACCGGCTGTATTTTATTTGTTCATTTCTAACAGGTATCTAAAAGAATCCCTCGACTGCCTTCATGGCCCTCTCCATGCCGACACCCAACTCTCCGAGACCGCTGGTAATGGCAGAAATGCTACCAGCGGCGGTGTTGAGTGCACTTGGCACATTCGAAGACTTGGTGTTGATATACTTGGTGGTTACACCAGGTTGAATGATATGATGGGCTGACAAGACAGCATTTGCTCCAACCACATCAGTAGGACTGTGAGTTGGTGCGGAAGCGGTGTTTTCACCAGTTAGCTCGAAGTGGCCAATTACCTCAACAAAGGTAAGTTGGGCGTCCACAGCATGGTCGATCACAATGGTCACCATGGAGAGCAACTCGGAAACACCACCATTATGCCATTCAGTGGGCTCAGTCATGGGAGCCCAAGTGATATCAACACTCGGATAGTCTTGAATAGAGTAGGTGTGGGTGTTTGGATGGGCTCGAACTTGGTCGGGGGTTAAGTTGTCATTGACGTGCCGAAGGGCATACACCAGTCCCCCCTTGTTTAGCTCCGTTCCGGCATAAGTCAACCGGATACCTAGCCCAACCAGTCGGAACTGTTGATTGATGGGTGTGGTAGGAGTTACAGCATAGGGGGTGGTGCTCCACCCGGCATCTTCCATCCCCACCAGATCCGGAATGTCAATGGTGCCACTGTACGTGGTCAAATTGCTTGAATACCGGATTTGGGATTGGTCAGCATAAGGACTCAACTGGTAGGTGGTCAGCACAGTAGTGTGACTACTGTCACAATCCTGAGCTTCAAACCTAGTGAAAGTAGAGAACTTATGTGAGGGAAAATTAGCTCCCAGGGGAATATGGGGGATGATGCCACGGCGCCTACACTCGAAGGGTCGCTGTAGACCCATCAAGTATGATTGAGATACGGTACTGAGTTGGCTTTTCGGCACAACCCGTCTCTCACGCCGACGTGGACGTCTTTTCTTATTGTTTTTGGATTTTTGTTTCTTGGTCATTGAATGATTATTGGATACCTCCATTCACGAGGGACTGTTCATCGTGTGGGAACCAGTGGGTGGTCCGTGCAGTCTCTTGGCATTTTGTTTAGCACGAAAATTTTACATCACACTAACATGGGTGTGACAACGTTTTGGCCAATTACCCCACACAACCCAATGGACGTCCCTCATGTCAGGGCTACTTATTTACAATGTTACATATGTACAGCCTCAAGTGGGGGTCCATGTCACTTGAGGTAACTGGGGGCGTCATGCCACTCCGCAAAGGCGGGCTTTTTATACTCAAGGTTGGTTGTGGCATACCATTCCTCAATAGCCCGTTGCTCGCCGGGTGTTACTCCGAATGCTTTGTAATAGGAGTATCTAGTGAGTTCGTGGGGCTCACCATATGTCTCCTTCATCCCTCTAGTGAGATACCAGAATCCTGACATCTCAACTAGGACCATTCGTTGTCCCTTGCGGTTGTACTTGCGCGAGCCGCGCTGAAACATTCGGTAGAATTCATTGAAGACTGGAATACGACCATACATAGCTGTGCCACCATCACCAATGGCACCGCGTAGTAGATCGAACCCTTTTTCCGTGTCGAGGTAGTGAGGTTTTAGAACTGTGACATCCTTGCTTCGGGCTATCTCATGGTCACGAACCATAATATAGCCATTGGGTGTCCACACTGGCTGTGTCTGGCAAAACACAATCCTCTCAACCTCATACACGGGGTCTTCAATTTCCATCTCAAATCCAAATTGTAGGAACCAGGGACCAAGATTATTGAGCTCATTTAATCTTTGTTGCTCGAGAATGACAACGCAATCATCCCCATTGTTCACCAAAGAAAACTCTCTTGGCCCCATCCCTCTTTCCGCGAAGTACTGGTACACCAAACAACACATAATCAAGCAGTTCCCGAGAGCGGTGTTCATGTCACCACTCATCCGGGAGCCCTCAACCGTGTACTTAACTGTACCATCACCACATCTCCCAAATCCCTTGTTTTTGATTTGGGCGCGGAGGAGACTTTTCAATTCTGAATCCCTACATATTCCATTGTAGATGGAGTGTTCAAATTCCAATGCTTGTTTGGACACGTGCTGATCAAATCTGCTGGCATCCAATCCGACGGCTACAGGGTTGACGAACTTGGTCCACTTTTCGTGAATCAAGTTGCCCTGCTGCCCGGCATTCATTCCTTTGAACACTGTCTTTTCTCCAAATATTTCGGCTAACGCTTCGTACAGAGGCGCCTCCAGGGGTCGGATGTGTCTTCCGACAAGAAGGTTGTACACAGGTCCACGAGGTTGAATGACTCTAGGAGTAGGGTTTGGCTTGGCAGTGAGGTTTAACTTCTCTGCTTTGACAAACGTACTCAAATATGAATCACTCTTGCGGTATCCCCGTTCCTTGAGATCCCTATAAGCATTGGCATAGATAGTAGCCTTGCGACCCCTGTATGAATCAACAAACTGTTGATAACTCCATGGGGTGGTCGAGGTGCTACGCACTATTGCATTTCTTAAGGGTCGCAGCCTGGTGAACACTCCGGGTTGTGGTTGAGGGCATTCTTTATAGCCTCCGTGGCCATCCTTTACAAGATAGATACGCTCTACCACTCCCCTGAGCAGTGTCCCAACATCCCTGTCGTGCACGCCTATCTTCACATTGGCTCCGACCGAACCAAGTGTACCGAACCGGCGTGACTTTGTCTCTTCCCCACTGTACACCACCTCAACCCTCCCTCGAGCAAACACCATGGGGTCTGGACCGTAGGGTCCTGGTGCGCTGATTGAGTGGTGCAGAACCGGGCACCTTCATCTGGACCCACCTGGGATGATCCATCCCAATGGGTTCCAGACTAGCAAGCCCAGCAGCGAGGTCCCGTCGTAGAGACACAACCGTGACGCATAGGTCACGGTACGGCCAGCGGATCTACCAAAGATTTCGTAGGAGGTGGGGGTCAGGGTTGCCGCGACAACCAAATCGAGACATTTGCTAATGTGGGATGGTCTAACACCATGGTCGACCATTTCCCCATGAGCAAACCGACGAATGGCTAGGCGTGTTGCTTCAGTATTTTCTCGTGATCCAAACTTTGATTTGCACAACTGGACCACTGAAGCAGCATACGCCAACCTTTCGTTGTTGGTTGCCACCTGATTGGGGGGGGGGGGACCCCCCACCCCATTCTCCACGATATCCATGATAGAAGCCAATTCAGAGTTCACATGGTATGACATGTAAGCCTGAAAACCAAAATATGCCCCCACGATTAGTGATGTGCGGGGGTAATTCCAGCAGAGATGGCAGGTGGTGCGTACTACCCAGGAACAAATGTCGTACGCTGACAAGTTCGAGTAATAGTCTAACACTTTCCATGCCACCTCTTGGCATCCACTGGTTGCGGCCTCACAAACTCCCTTGATCATTGGCCATGCTACTTTTTTCCCTGTCGCCTTCACGACTTCGGACATGATTTGAGAACTCCACTGTTGAATGGGTGGCATGCTGATACCAGCAATGCCGACATAAATGGAGTCGAGCGAAGCCTGAAGGCTTTCCATGGTGGGCATTCTTGGTGATGAATTCATGGAGGGAA